GTGTATGCAAACACACCTAATGCTACACCTGCAACAATTCCTAGAATTGTTTTAAGATCTGTGCTTACTTTTGTTCCTTCATTAATTTTCATTTTGGCATTGCTCCTTCAAATATAACTATATCAGGGTTATCTTTTAAATATTGTATCTTTAAATTATCCCAATGACTACCTTCGGGTTTTTTGTCAATAAATTTAACAACTCCTAATTTATTACACATATTAAATAATTCAGCAAACTCTACAGGAGGAGGACTAATGTTTGGTATTCTTTTACACTCTTTTATAAGTTCAAGTTGTGTCTTTAATTTATTTTTTTTCTGCATTTCTGCGATGTATTCATCATCACATACAGCACCTAGAGGCATACGAAATCTAAAACCTAGTGTTTGATTTTGAGATTCAGCACTAGATCCTGATTTATATTCGTTTTGTCGAAGTTCTGTGTAAGTCTCCCAATGACCTCTTTCACAGGTATTATAATCATTTAGATATTCATTTCTTGCTTGAACATAAGTTGCAACGCAAAGAAAAAATGCAATCCATAATAAATTATCTCGTAAGGTCTTTAAGGTCATAGGTGTGATCTCTTACTGTGTCTGCTAGTTGTCTGTATAAATTTTCTGCCATTGTCCACGTTGCTTCTGCTGCGGACAATCTTTGTTTAAGGTCGTTAATATCTGCTGTGGAGCTAGTTAGTTTAGACTCCATTTTAATAATAGTTTCTTGGTTAGCTGTAATAGTATCTGTTAAAGATAATACATATCTTACCGATGTAAATGTTCCGGCTATGATTGCTGCCACAACAGGAACAATCACAATATTTTTTTTAAACCACTCTAGTTTGCTTTTATTTTTTGTTTTTTTCATGTTCTTTAAATAACCACTCCACATACCAGTTCCATAGTTTTATTATCCATCTCATAATTAAACTCCGTTGTTAACATTTACACTCCTCACAAGTACACAAACCATACTCATCTGCGTGTAATGGTTGTTTACAATGACACTCATGAAAACATTTATTACAAGTTTTCATCTCTGTATCCGTATCCGTTTTTTCTGTTCTTCCATCTTTTATTCCAAGCATATACATTCATCCAACTTCCAAACGATTCCATCCACGATAAAGGCTTATCTATAATCTTCTTTAGAATCATTCTAAACTTTGTTATCGCATCTGGTATTGTTATCATAATTAGTACCGGGTGATGCAGTCTCCCAACACCACCCTATCTTATTAGCGCTATAAGAATTTTGCCACGATTGAGTCCCAAACTCTTTTGATCGTGTTCTTAATTTTATCTACTAGCTTTTGTTTTTTTTCTTTTAATTGTTTAAAGCTCATGTTTTTTTTCCTCTATTTCGTAGAAGAACTTATCAGTATCTTCTGTTTTCCATTTACCCATATCTTCAACATTCCACTCATTTGTCTGCACCTTCCAATCTGGAATATTATCTTTCACTGTGAAAGAAGGTAAATCCCAAATACATCTGTTGTTAGGTTGTGCAGCAAAATTGCCATCATCGAGAGCAATTATGTGTGCGCACTTATGTTCGTGCGGTATCTCCGAATGGTCGGTATCTAATATATTACCATCTGGGTGTGCCCAGTCAACGGTAAATAGGTATCTTCCATGGTGCCATTTCTTGTCTTTTCCAATGTATTTTCCTGAAGCTGCACTTAAAATATTCCAAGAAGTAACAGTAGGATAATAAGAAAAAGAATTCCAAAGCTCAAGTTCATCAAGGCGTCGCTTGGGAACGTCTTTGGGTTTAAATCCCTGTTGAATAAACGCGCTAATAGGTAGGCGATAAAATATTGCACCGTTACCCATAATAGCGTGAAAAAGTATAGCCCTTCCGCCCATACTCGTGAGGCCAAAGACAATACAGTCTTCAACTTCGCCATGATGACTTTTAAGATCATAAAGATATTCTTTTCTGATCTGTGCGTAAGTTGCTGGTATATTTGCGTTTAAGTATGCCATACATTTATTTTATCTCTCCCCAGTTATCACCTGATTCATAATCAACTTTATTTGGAACTTGTAGTTCAACAGCTTCTTCCATTATTTTAATTATATCTTCAGCCTTTTTTGCAGATTCAACAGATATATCGACTTCATCGTGAATCTGTATGTGAGGGATTATACCATTTTCATATAAAGATACCATAGATTTTTTTGTCATATCAGCCGCAGATCCTTGTATTAATTTGTTTAAAGCTTTGTAAGTAAAAGCTCTTTTTAATGGCTCATCATATTCTTTTCTAGCTTGTTCTAATGGTAAAGGTTTAAAAACCCCAAATTGAACAGGTTGCCATAAATCAAAATGACATGCACGACCTAGTAAAGTTCTAATCTTACCTCTATCATTTGCTTTACGAGATACATTATCCATAAGTTGTTTTACAAATGGTGCTTTCGAATGATATTGTCTAATTAATTTTTCTGCAGACTCTTTCATTAATCCTAGTTCTGCCATCAATTTATTTTTACCCATACCATACATCAAACCTAAATTAATTGTCTTGGCTTGTTTACGTTCTATACCTGCCATGTCTGCAACAACCTGGTGGAAGTCTGCATCCCCTGCATTGTATGCATCAACAATTTCATCTACACCAGTTAAGTTTTGTAGTTTAGCATAGTGCACTAATATTCTAGGTTCTTGTTGTGAATAGTCAAACGATCCCCATTTACATTTTTCTTCCGGTATAAATATAGATCTTATCATTGGACCAAGTTCGGGATGTCTTGCAGGTATCTGTTGTAAGTTTGGATTAGACATACTAAATCTACCTGTCACTGTTCCACCCGCATCTGATCTAATTTGATTTATGTCTGCATGTATTCTATCTTTAACTGCATGTTTAGTTATTGAATCTATAAAAGTTGTGTGAGCTTTGTTTAGTTCTCTTGCTTCTGCAATGGCTTGTGGTAATTCGTGTGGGTGATTTTGTAAAAAGTTTTTTGTAAAACTTGGTTCTTTACTTTTAGCTGTTCTATCATAAGGAAGTTTAAGTTTATCAAAAGCTTTTGCAATAGATCTAGCTGCCATAATTTCTACTTCAACACCAGTTAAATCTTTTATTTTTTTAATTAAAGTCTCTTCCCTTTTAATTAAATTTAGTTTAATATTTTGTGCTTTTTCTAAATCAACTTTCACTCCCTTAAATCTCATATCAACTAAACACGGAAACAATCTTGTTTCCAAGTTAAATATGTCCATCAATTCTTGATTATATAATTCTACTTTTAATCTCTGCCAAAGTTTTAAAGTTGATTCTGCATCTCGTTCTGCATATTGACCTACAAACATTGGAGGTAATCTCCACATATCTGCTTTTGCATCTACACCATATTCTTTTGCAGCTTCTAATAAAATTTTTTCATCCTTACCTAAACCAGTATAGTGTTTTGAAAGTATATCTAATCGATATGATAATCTGTTTTCATCAATCAAAGATGCTGCGATCATTGTGTCAACAATGTGTCCTTTAATGGTCAACCCTGCTGACCTTAACCAACATACATCATACATAGCATTATGAAATATAAACGTAGTATTTTGTTGATTTAAAATGTCTTGGAGCCATTTTAAGACCAGTTTTTGATCCATATTACCACCTTGCTCATGGTGTATCGGATAATAGCCAGACCAGCCCTCTACGGCCACCGCAACGCCAGCAATGTGCCCTCTTCCTGTCACATTACCAGATCCTAACTCTTTTAATCTAGGATCATTAGTCTCTAAATCGATAGCTATTTCTTTAGCACCTCGAAGATCTTTGAGTTCATCAGGGATAACCCATTCTGTTTCAGGGGTAAATAGGGGTCTTTGTATACTTCTCACTTATAGTCTCTCTCCTTCACCATTTCTAGATAATGTATTGCCTTGTCTATATCTTGTATGCCTCCCTTTTTGGAATGCCTACATATATACTTTATAGCGTTGCCCTCCGCAAAAAGCAACTTATTTCTGTTGATAAATTCTGCGGGCTGAATGTCAAAATACATATAATGAGATCCACCTATTTGCTTAAACATAGACTCCAACTCACTAGATTTTACATCGCTGGCAATGACTTCTTTTTGTTTTAATTTTTTATGCAGCTTTTTCATAAAATTTAATTACCTCCTTTGCTTTCTTAATTTTATTTTTTTCTCTCATGAAAGGTAATATTTTTTTTATCACCTGGTAACTTTGTCTATGACTAGTTTGCCAACGCAGTTGTGGCTTACTCATATTTCCAGCTGCTGTTTTACGTGGTTTAATTTTTAATATCACACCTACCTTCATAAATTTATGTATATCCTTTATAATTTTAAAGTCGGTATTACACACCTCCATTCTAATTGTAAAACAATTATAATATTTTTCCATTCTTGGATTCCATTTGGGAGTCATAGCTGTAGTGATACAACCTTCTCCATCAAAGAATCCTGCTAAATAAGCTAAACTCATCTTCATAATATATAAGCACGATCAAAGTTCTTTGGATCTAACACATGCAATTCACGTTTCGCTCTCGTTGCTCCAGTGTAAAACAATCGATGTAATTCATCCGGATCATAGCTCATCGTTTCTAATGCTGCATTTGTAAGGTCCTGCATAAGCAAAACTTTATCGGCTTCTCCTCCTTTCGCTCCATGTATTGTTGACATTATTATACGCGGATTTTTATTTATTTGTTCACCATTCGCCCGCATGTTACGAATGTAGTTTTCTGTGACAGTATCTAAACCGTCAAAGGCCTCATACCAAACACTATCAGTTACTAGACCGTGTTCAGCTCTACAATCTCTCATCAAATATTTTGTATCAGAATGTAAAGTTTTACCGGATCTAAAACCAGGTAGTACACTTGAACCCAAATATTGATATATGTTTTTTATTTCTACATTATTTAATTGACTACCCTTACGCCAATGCTCCCAGTTATTTAAAGCCATAAGTAATTTTAATGGCACAGAGTTTGCTCCCCTATGTTGATAGTACCAACCTTGTAATTCACATAAATCTTTTACATCATCAAGAAAATGATTCGCTGATGATAATACTAACCAGTTGCCTTCAGACATATCAACTTGTGTAATGTCAGAATATCTTTTTAGTATACCGTGTTCTGTTCTTGGTTTGTAATTTTTATCAAATCTATTTTGTACTTTACTAATTATCTTTTGTGATAGTTCGTGTATAGGTCCACCAGGTATACGATAAGACTGATCTAATACTTTAATATCATTAACCTCTTCTTTTAAAGCTATGAAATGATCCACGTCTGCACCAGCCCATTTAAATATAGCTTGGTCATCATCGCCTGCTATGTAAGTTTTATTTGCATTAGCCCACATAGATCTAACCATATCCCATTGTATTAAAGATAAGTCTTGTGCTTCATCAATAAATAATGCTTCAAAACTTTGTTTAGTTGTCTGTGCAATAAAATCTTCTAATAAATCTGTAAAATCTTTTAAACTTTTTTCTTTTTTGTATCGTTTTAATTCTTCAGATAACAAATACAAAGTATCTCTTTCAATATCTAATATGTTTTGTCTAGAGTCATAGTATTCTAATAAGTCCATACGTTTAACTCTAGCTGTATTCAT